AAGCATATATAAAAGAACACGGGAAAAGCATATTTACAGAAGCAGGATTTAAGTGGTTTGACCCCGCTGTTGGGATTGGAAATTTTTTTATTATTGTTTATCAACGCTTAATGAAAGGATTGTCTGAATATCTACCAAATGAAGAAGAAAGAAGAAAACATATTCTGGAACAGATGATATACTCCGCAGAACTTACACCGAAGAATGTATTTATTTATAAAAAAATCTTTTGTGGTGATAAATATAAATTAAATATCTATGAAGGCGACACCTTGAAAATGGATATAAAAAGCGAGTTTGATGTGGTTTTAGGAAATCCGCCATATCAACGAAAAGTAGGCGATAGAAACACACAACCAATATGGAATTTGTTTGTAATCTTTTCATTTTCATTATTAAAAAATGATGGATATTTAGTTTTTGTTCATCCATCTGGATGGAGAAGTCCCGAAGGTGTTTTTAAAAATGTTTTAGATTTAATACAAAGTAAAAACTTGAAATATTTGTGTATGAATAATTACAAAAAAGGACAAGAAGTATTTAAAGTTGGAACAAATTTTGATTATTATGTTTTACATAATAAATTTGACCCAAATAATATTACAACAATAACTGATATTGATGGAAAAACATACGATAAAAATATAAACAGTTGGAAGTTTATACCAAGTGGTGGTTTTGATTTATACGACAAAATATTAGCAAAAGATGGAGAAGAAATAGTAAATGTGTTATACGATAGAACATCATACGGAACTGATAAAAAAAATATGTCTAAAGTGAATTTACTACACAGCAGTTCTTTATATGAAACCAGAAAAGATTATATGTCTAATGAAAAAAACGAAAAGTTTATATACCCTTGTGTATATACAATAACAATACGAGATGGAATTAAATTTTTCTATAGTTCAGTAAAACACCCAAAAACAGAAAAAAAAGATATGTTTGTTCCAAAAGTAATATGGTCTAATGGACGTGCTTATCCAATTGTGGATGTAAAAGGAGAATATGGTCTTACACAATACTCTTATGCTATTATAGACGATGTTGATAATTTGAAACATATAGAAACTGCTTTAAACAATCCCAAGTTTATTGAACTAATGGAATATGTTAAATTAAACCAAAATCATAAATATAATTATAGAGTTATTTCCTTATTTAAAAAGGATTTTTGGAAGACATTTTTCTAAAAGGTATATATATGAGTCAAGTATTCAAAGAAATACCACCTTATAGTTGCTTACAAAATATGATTCAATTATTCGGATTCAAACAAGGAAAGGAATATATGATTGATTATGTGACATACAAAAAAATATTATTTCACAAAATACAAAATGATTGGTTGGAAGAAATTATACCATATTATCATTTTTCAAAGCAATTCTACGCAACCAGAGAATTCACATTTAATTCATTTATTACCATTATACGCCAGTTATGTAAGATACATAAAAGAAATTACAGATACACATACGATAGAAACCAGAATTATAAGCATTTAAAATATTTTATTACCTTATAATATATGTCTATCATTCTAAAAAAACATAAGAAACCAGAACTGCCTATATGTGTAATGAACTGCGATAAACCACTTCACGAGAAGTTAAATAAATATGAAATGACGAGAACTTGTTTAAATAAACATAATACGACTGCCATTATTGGGAAACCCGGACAGGGTAAATCAAGTTTAGTGTATTCCTTCTTCAAGTCAAAGAATATGTTGAAGAAATGTTTTGATACCATTTTTTATATCGCACCCGCAAATAGTATGGGTTCTATGAATGATAATATATTTAGCAAACTACCCGAAGACCAAATATATAATGAACTAACTGGTGAAGTATTAGATGAAATAATTGAACGAGCAAAGAACAGGGAAGATGGAGACAAAATAGCAATTATTATAGATGATATGGCGTCGCAGTTGAAGAATGGAGACGTTCAAAAATTATTAAAGCAGATTGCTATGAATAAACGCCATTTAGGAATATACGCCACTTTCATATTAAGTCAAACTTGGAAATCAGTTCCTTTTGAAGTGAGACGTTTATATGACAATATAATTGTATTTAAGGTATCGCCAGATGAAATGGAATCTATGTTTGTTGAAACACTACCACAATACAAAGATTATAGTCAGGATATTCAAAAATTAGTTTATGATAAAGCACACGAATATTTAGTAATTAATACTGGTTCAGGACGGTTGTTTAAAAAGTTTGACGAAATTATTATAAATGAAGATTAAATCTCTAACTATAATATAATGTCTTTTTTTCGCAAATTAGGCGGTGCTATAAGTGGCGGATTCCGCAAAGTCGGTGGTGCTATTGAATCTGGAGGACGAGAAATTGGCGGTGCCTTTAAAAAATCTGCGGGAGTTATAGGTAGGGGATTAGGTTCTCTTGCGGGGGGTGCCGGAGGTTCAGAAATTGGTGGCGCAATTGCTTCCGCTTTTGGACCGGAAGCAATCCCAATAGGAGCAGCAGTGGGAGGAATTGTGGGTCGCGCTGTGGGGGGCGAACTTGGTTCAAGAGTAGGACACGAAGCAGTTAAGGGACGTAATACAGGAATACAAAGAGCAGTTAAATCAGCGCCACATTCTTCGGCGCCACAACGTGTCCCGCCCGGATTACATTTACCCGGAATGGTTATGCCTAAACCTATGGTGCCTAAATTACCAGGACCTAAACCTATGGTTGGACGTGATGGAGGTGGGATATACAGAGGACCGCCTTTAAGTGTAGGGCAAAAGAAACAAATGATGGAAAAGAAAAGAAATGAGTTAGAGAAGTCTAGACCACAGAAAAAAGAAGATTTATTTATGTAAATAATTTTCTACATTAATAGTATAATGACTACTAATTTAGTTCTGAAATCAGCAAATGCTATGTCTTACGCAGGAGGAAAAGCACAGTTCAAAGTCAGTTGGGCGCAATTCTTGGAAGACCCACGTGGTGAATATTTAGTCAGTTTTTCTTTTATTAGCGAACACACAAACGCATTAGACGAAGGTGATATTTTTACTTTGGAATTAACTAACATAGGAAGCACATTAAAAAATATTGAAGGTGGAAATTTTAACTCTGGAACAAGTCGTGATATTGGTTTTATTTTTGTAGATGAACTACATTCAGCAGGTGCGGAACATAAACTACAAGCAAATTATCACACCAATCCACCGGTAAATATTGTTGGAAGACCAGATTCCGATATATTAGAAGTTTCGTTTCGTGATTTAACAAATACATTAACAGCAAAGACACCAGCATTCGTGTTGTTCTTACGCTTTCAAAAATTATAAGTCTTCAAAATTTTCAGGATTTGTATAACGTTCTTCACAGTATTTGGAATAAGTCCCACGATTATTTTTAAGAATTCTCAATTTTAGGCGTTCTTCTAAATATATCACTCGCCGACGTTTTTCTTTGAGTTTATCCAATAATTCTCTTTTTTCACTTCTTGTTTTTCTCAAAATATCACAATAAAGACACTCCGTATTGATTTGAACTTCATAAACGTTCTCTTCTATTTCATTGAAAACTTTTCCAACAACAATATCGCCATTACAAGTTACACATTTTCTACCCATAATTTATTATATATATATTGTATAGATAATAATATGTCGTATAACGAACTTACATCAACAAGGTCTATGAATGGTATCATCAGTATTTTCAGCGAAGATATAGAGGTGAATAATTTAGTAGCAAATAGTGTTATTACAGATGATTTACAAATTAATAATTCTTTATTAGTAAATGGAATTACTTTATCACCAGTTGAGGTGGCGCAATTAGAAGGAATAGACACAGACCAGACCATACAAGAACAGATAGATTCTATTGAAACTGATTTAACAAACTATGTTGATTTGACTTCTAATCAAAATATAGCGGGTGTGAAGGATTTTACTCAAATTTTGGAATTGACTGGAGATATGAGAGTAGCAACAGATTTTTCGCCATCAGAAGTAGATTTACAACCGCAAGAATTAGCAGTCTTGACTGGTATAGATACCAGCACTCCGTTATATCTTCAACTTCAAGCAGCAGGTATAACAGGATTGGTTACGTTGGATACAGACCAGACGATAACGGGATTTAAGATATTCCAGAATTCTCTTCAGACGCCGAGTATTTTCAATCAAGATAATACAGGAACGATTAACGGTTATTTTATTGATAATCAGAATTTTATTTATACTACAAAAAGCGGTTCATTCACCACGGGCGTTTCAACAATTAACGGGATTGACTGTGTGAGTAAAACATTAGCAACATTAACTACAAGTCCGAATACAGGTTCTATTAGCACAACTACAACACGAAAGACAGCACTCTTTACTTATAACGGTTATGTAAAATCTAGCAATCAAGTTTATACAGGCAATTCATTTGGTGTAGTAGCAGACCAAGGATTACAATTTTCGGGGAATAATGATTTTGTTGGAAGTATCACAAACAACTTAATAACATTACAATTAACAACTGGACTCAGTCCATCAAGCACAGCAAAATCAGGAACAATAGTTGAAATAAGCGGAACATATTATTTAAACACAGATAATACTTTTGATTTACTTGATTTTATAGAATCTGCTAATACAATAAACCCAACGCAAATAACAAATAACCCCTATACAAATTTATATTTATTGAACTATCCAGTAGGTAATCCGACTACTAATTTTGTAATAAATATTACTGGGTTTTTATTTGGAAATAAATTATACTCTAATCAAACAACATTTAATTATAATAATACGTTTCCATTAGATACAGCAACATTAGGAAATAATAATATCCAATACGGGACACAAATGACATATGTAGCACCTACAAGTAATAGTGTTTATTCTTTATCATTATCTCCGAGCAGTCAATCTTCTCTTACAGAACTATATGGATTTAATGATGGAGGTTTATATATTTTTGACTTAACAGGTTTATCTTCTCCTTCAACAAAAGCATTATTATTAAATGGAACTGATAACCAAGCATTTATTTCAGGAACAGCAGTTAATAATGAATTGACACTAAGTTTTGATAGATTGCCATCAACGACCCCTACGAATGTAAAATCATATATAAAAGAAGTTATACCAGGAAATCCATTCATATTGACTCCAAGTTCTCAACAGAATAAATATTCAAGTAAATTTTATATATCATTAGTAGGTTCATTTTTGGGTGGGTTCTCATACGAAATAACATCACCTAATACAATTACGCCAGACGCACCAACAGGAACATTTTCACTAGCGTATCAACGCTCACCAACAACACTATATACGAGAACATCAAGTTCATTAAATGTTTCAGATTGGTATGAGATAAATAGTTCGTATGGATTTTATATTTCAAGTGTTGTTTCAGCGTATGAATATGTCACGACAACAAACGGAAATGTAAATCCTTCTTTTGTTGCTAATGGTGTTGTTGTTTTAATGGGTTCAACATATACATTTTTCTATGGTAATCCATCATCAACGCCAGTAATAAATGACGCAGTAATAAATACTCTTTACGCAAATGATGCCGATATTTGTTATTTGAGTGCTTTAACTGGTGATAATAATTTTACAAGTAATAGTTTAACATTTAACCAAACTTTGAATCTTCCACCTTCATTAAAAACATCAAGAGAGAACAAAGATTTTAAGTTTATTTATTATTTGGGACAATATGTTATTAATTGTGATTCTCCAAGTGCTTTTAGTGTCAATGATATCATAGTATTTACGAATAGTAGAGATGATAACACAAGTAAATCAGGCGAATATATAACAAGCGTAGATTATGGAGTAAATAGCACAGAATTACCAGAAATTACGACGAATGTATCAAGAACAACTAATACATCACCATACAGAACAGAACAAATTAGTTATTCTACAAAAAATGGACCATATTTTACAGCACTTATGAGTAAGTTCGCCACGGGTCAAGTTCCGGGGGTTGATGATTTTATGAGTTTTACATTAGATTCTGGAGTTCAACATACTTATATTACTAATGTCACGAATAATGGAACTTCATATTTCTTTTATACCAATTTCCGTTCATCAAATACTTCTACTACTCTATATGTTAGTTTTTACGACCCGACTTTTACTTTTACAGGGTTTCCGCCTTCATTACAAATTTTAACACAAAGAATTTATGCTCCATCAAGTTTTGAAGTCATTACGCCATCATCTATGGATGTATATAGTTATAATAACGCTTTTTATACGCCACAAACATATGACGTTTTTGAAAGACAAACAATTCCATTATATCAAGAAATTAGTATGGATGAATATGATAAAATAGATTTGGCGTTTTATAGTAATAATACATATACAGCAAGTAGCACAGGTGAAATAGATATACCAGGAACAACAGGCGACACATTCGTATTAGAGAATACAGTTCAAACGATGAGTAATAAAACCTTTTCAGATGATACTACTTTTCAACAAGATATAGATGTAGTTGATGTTAGAGCAAGTGGGAATGTATCAGGTGTAGATGGAACCTTTACAGGTAATGTGTCAGGTGTAGGTGGAACTTTTACGGGTAATGTGTCAGGAGTAGATGGAACTTTTACAGGAGATGTTGATGCTAATAATGTAGATATAACAACAAAATTGACAGCATCTAATAATACACAGACGCACGAATTAGGTGATTGTTTAATTGGGAAGACGATTAATAACGCAGACTATCAAGGAATCACATTTACTAATAACACAAACAATACAGACTATATGATAATAAGAAATACTACATCAGGAAATACATTACTTAATTATATTGAGGATGGGACAACAGGTGTATATATAAGAGGAAGTAATGCCGACAGAATGGTTATTAGTGAAGATACGACCCGTTTATACAATCAGTTATATATTTATCCAGAGAACGCTATGCTTTTCGGGTTTCAAGATGGGACGAGTCTTACGAATAGTTTCGTAGCGTGTGGATTATCGTTTTATAGTTTGCCAGATGGATTTTCAGTTTATACAGTAGCAAGTATTAATGTCGGTTTCACAAACAACAGCGGACGAACAGTAAGAGTTATGCTTAATGGGTGCTACGCGTTTGAGGGTTATTCGGCATCATCAACAAGAGGTGTTCTTTTCGGTGTATTCATTAACGGCACACGAAATCAGGTGTGGGGAATGAACTGTGGTTCAACAAGAAGTAATATTATAACAGTAGCATTAGATATAGAAGTAGATGACGGTGATAATATTACATTTCAGTCGTTCGCCGATACGGGTTCAACGATTACGTGCCAAAATGACAGCACACGCAAATCCAATATACGAGGAATTATATATTAAATAAATATCTATAAAGTATATATATATGCCAGATATTCAAGTCACAGAAAATATTACATTTACACATTATACTTGGGTAATCCACGATGTAGTTAAAAACACATCTTGTAGATTATTAATTCAATTAAGGAATAACACGCTACCGGAAGGTGATGATATCGTCCATAAAATATGGTTCTTTATGGTTGAAAGCGATTATGACAATTGGGGAGATGACGATACTTACATTGATTCTATTTGTGAAAGGGAAATATCTAAACTATAATATATGGACTACCTTTCAGGTGTTTATAAACGTGGCAAAAAGACTATACAATCTAACATCTTCACAAAAGGAAAAGATGTGAAAAAGATGTTAAGCAAAGGTTCTATTGACTTACATTCAGCATTTAAGAACTCTTACGCAAACGAAGAAAAACAATCTCAATTTGGAGCAGACAAAGGATATATATATGATAAAGAATTATCTAATCATAATCAACAAGTATATTACAATCCAGAAAAAGACCACTTGTTATTTAGCATAGCAGGAACACATAATGTTTCAGATATTGGAACAGATTTAGCGCTTTTGGGTGGTAGATTGAAAGATACCAAAAGATATAGAGAAGCGGCAGATACATTTGGAACAGCACGAAAGAAATACCCTTCCGCAAAAACTACGGCATATGGCACGTCACTTGGAGGCGCCATTGCTTCAAAGGTGAATGCCGATGAAGTCGTGACGTTAAACCGAGCATATGAGATTGGAGGAAAATCTAGAAGTAATGAAATAAATATAAGAACACAAGGAGATATTGTTTCATTATTCGGTTCAGGTGGAAAGCATAATACGACTATATCAGGTGGAAAATTAACAGACCCTATGACGTGGTTAAGGAGTCACGGTTCAGATTCTATAAAAGGAATGGGATTAACTATTTAGGAAAACAATATAAAAATGTTGATATATATATATTCAGCAAAATGCCCGTAAAATCATATACAAGAAGAGCAATTGATAAATACCAAAGCGAACATAAAGAAGAAATTAAAGAATACAAAAAGAAATGGTATTTAGAAAGAA